TCAAAAATTTAACATTTTAGAGTTTCAGTTCGAAATGGGCGATGAGCAGTATGCTGCAAGACAGTTTGCTGGTGAAATGGCCCAAGATTATGGAGTGATACTAAGTACCAAAAGACAACTTGATACCTTCACACTAGATAATATCAATAAGTATGTGGAACACTGTAAAGAAATGGAATCTTACGGTTTGATAAGAGAAGTGATATCAGAATCACTAACTCATACAGACATGGAAGAAGCCATACAAGAAGCATATTTAGAAGGTGGTAGTAAACCTATGATTGTAACTATAGATCACAGTTGGTTGATTAAGAAGCGTTTAGATGAGAGAGAGAAAATAGCAACGCTGTATAACACTACAGAAATGCTTATGAAACTCAAGAATAAAATTCCTGTCATCGTTATCATGATAACTCAGCTTAACAGATCTATAGATGAAGCTACTAGAAAAACACCCGGCACTGTTGGAAACTATCCTACATCCGGTGATATCTTTGGCGGTGACGCTCTTATGCAAGGATCAGACTTAGTAATTGCACTAAGTAGACCTTCTAAAGCAGACATCAAAGTGTACGGGCCCTATGCTTATCAAGTGGAAGATGAAGATGTATTTATGCACCTACTAAAAATTAGAAACGGTGATGACAATAAAAACCTTATATTCTTAAAGATGGATGGTCAACGTCAACAGATGGTGGAAGCACCAGAGTTTAAAGCTTTGAGACCTGAAGGATCTGCCTCAGCATACCAAAGATATAGTGAAAGAAGTGGTGGTGGTGGAGGTAGAAGAAATGTAACAGCAGAAGTTGGACAAGAACTTTAATATTTTACAAAACACAAAAAAATGCAAAATGACACAAGAAGAAATCAAAGAGCTTAAAAAGGTTAAGCTTGAAAACATCAGAGATTATCATCAAAAACTTATAGATAATCTAGAGATTCCTAGATCAGATTTCAATATGAAAATGGCTTTTTATGATAAACAAGGCCGTAACGTAGTTGGAATCTTTGCTTCAGAATTCAAGAAAGAGAAAGGTTTTTACTTTGAATTAATTACTAGAGACTTAGAACCTTTAGACGCAGAGCGTACAGTTTATAAAATCCCATCTAATTCAGCTTTTGAAGAAGAGTTTGAATTAAATGAAAAAGGTTCATATCTTGTACCCCTGGAAGAGCTAAGAATAGTTAATACTACTTCAGTAGCAATTAGCGGTGCTTCAGCTATATCAGATAAACCCTCATTTAAACCCCCAATAGCAGCTTATAAAGCTCCTGGTGCAATGGAAGATGCTCCTTATACAGAAATAACTATAAGAGACTATTACGCCATTCAAACAGGTAAGCCTGTAAGTTCTAAGACGTGGTTAAATGATTTGATAAAGAGTAACAAATAACAAAAAGCATATGGCACAAGGAATCCTTATTATTGCAGAGAGTGGCTCAGGTAAATCTACAGCTATAGAACAGCTTGACCCAAAAGAAACGTTTATTATTAACGTTGCAAACAAACCGCTACCTTTTAAAGGGTGGAAAGGTAAATACATAACTTGGAGTAAAGACAACCCTACAGGTAATCTTTATGCCGGTTCAGCTCCAACTCAGATTGAAGCATGCTTAAAATACATCAGTGAGAAACGTCCAGAAATCAAAACTATTGTGGTGGATGACTTTCAGTATATGAGCAGCTTTGAGTTCTTTGATAGGAGTGATGAAAAAGGTTATGAAAAATTCACTCAGATTGGTGCAAACTTAGCTCGTATAGCAAGAATGCCTAAAGACTTGAGAGAAGATTTAACTATCTTCATTATGACTCACGCTGAAGAATCTACAGATCTAGAAGGCAAACGTAAGTTTAAGGCAAAGACCATTGGTAAAATGGTTGATGAAAAGCTTAGCTTAGAAGGCTTATTTAGCATTGTACTCTTTGGTAAAGTAAAGAAAGATAAAGACGGGAATATCCGTTATGTGTTTGAAACACAAAACAATGGTGAGAATACATGTAAAAGCCCTAGAGGTATGTTTCCTACCGTTGAAATAGCTAATGATCTAGACTTTGTAAAGAAGTCTATAACAGAATACGAAAATTAATTTCTCAATTTTAACAATTAAACTCAAACAGCATGTTTAGTACAACAGGACAAGAAGTAAAACAAGGTGGCGGTACTTTAAAGTCATTACAGCCAGGAGTTGCTTATGCACACATCCACAGTTCACAAGTTAGAACATCTAACAAAGGAGACAAAAAGGTTTTAGAATTAACATTAGTAGGTGAAGCAGCAGACGGCTTTGAAGGCTGGGCTATTGACAAAGACAATCCAGAAGGTGCAAAGTATGAAGGACCATCTTCACGTGTATCAGCTACTATTTGGACAGACCAATTTAACTCTGATGATATCAATAAGAATGACATCCTAAACAAGATTGTTGTTATAGCAACTGAACTAGGTGTTAGAACTGAGATTGATGCCATCTCTGCTAAATCAAGTGTTACATCTATTGAGCAGTGGGTAGCAGAAGCTACAAACGTATTAAAAGGACACAATATTTATTGGTTCTTAAAAGGTACAGAAGAAGAATACAATGGTAAGACTATTACAAAATTGTCTTTACCTAAGTATAAGTTCGTATCTAAAGAAGAATCTAAATTGGATAAGTTTGATAAGAACAATCAGTATCACTTCAAAGGTTTAGTTAACAAACCAGTTAACAGCTTTGAACCAACTACTGATGATTTTCAGATGTAGTAAATAATAACGAGGGAGGTTTCTACCTCCCTCTATTTTTTCTTAACTACATTAATAAATCACATGTTCAAGACTAAAAATTTAGTACATGATATCAAGGATGTCCCTGTACCCTGGATTTTTGAACACTTTTGCAAACTAAAAGAAAAGCTAAGTGGCCAAGACATAAAGATCAAAAGTATATTTAATGATAAAGAACGTACACCTAGTATGTGTATTTATCTAGATAATAAACAAGTATACAAGTTTAAAGATTTCTCAACAGGTAAAGGCGGATCTGCTATAGATCTAGTAAAAGAAATAACATCTCTTTCTTACCATAAAGTGTGTCAACTTATTGTAGAAAACTACAATGATTTTGTACTACATAATAACGGTGGTTATGATCTAAAAGAATTTAAACAGTCTTCTAGATATAAAGTGTCTAAATATATCTTTAGATCATGGTCAACACAAGATCAGTATTTCTGGACCCAGTTTAACATAGGAACCAAGCTACTCACCGAGCATAACGTAAGACCATTAGATTCTTATTGTATGATTAAGGATGATAAAGAACTATGCATTAGAGGTAATTATCTCTACGGCTACTTCAAAGCTGACGGTACGCTATATAAAATCTACCAACCTAAAACTTTAGATAAGAAATTTATCAAAGTGGGAGACTATGTTCAGGGCTCAGAACAACTCAAGAACAATAAATACTTAGTAATCACTTCATCTTTAAAGGATGTTATGGCTCTGAAGAGTCTTAAGATCTCTATAGATATTGTAGCTCCTGATTCTGAAAACTCTATGATTCGTAAAGAACTCATGGAACAGTATATTAAGAACTATAAAAAAGTGGTTATAATATTTGACTTTGATGAGCCCGGCATCAAAGCAATGGAAAAGTATAAAGAACTATACCCGGAAATAGAATACACAGCTTTACCTATGAGTAAAGACCCTGCGGATTCTATTAAAGACTATGGTGCCAAAGAAGTATATTACAGATTGGTACTACTACTCAATAAAAAACTAGAAGATAGCTAAAATACTTAGTATATCTTTGACGTATAATAAATTATATGGCTAAACAAAGCAAACCAAGATCCGCCAAAACACGCAATGCTGGTACTATGACAGAATCAGCATTCTGGAGTTTTATAAGGAGCGGATTAAGACAAAAGTCTAGATGGTGGAAACCTATTACTGAATGTAAAATGAAAGCTCGTAGAGCCTATAAAGGTCCTAACAAACGGCAGAAGTTTGAATATGAATGTAATGTTTGTCACAAATGGTTTCCTGAAAAGAAAATCAACGTTGACCATATAGTAGGAGCAGGTAGTTTAAACTGTAGTAATGACTTACCAGGATTTGTAGATAGATTGTTCTGTGAACTAGATAATCTACAAGTTTTATGTGAGACTTGTCATAATAATAAAACACAATTAGAAAAACAAAAGTAATATGGAAGATCCACTTATTGAAGCTGTAATTGCTCAAATGAAAAAAGACTTTGAAATGGGAGATGAATCAGCTATTTATGAACTATTAGAATTTTGTCCAAAGAAAAACCTATTAGCTTATTTACCTGAAGAAATTTCAGAAACAATAGAAAATTAAAAAAAAAGTATGAATGATATACATAAAGATACATTTATAGCTGAAGATTGTAGAGCTGAATTAGCTCAAGTTACATCTAAGCTTAATAACTGTAACGAATTAATAAAAGAATTAGTAGCTCTCCTTGAATATGAGGAAGCACTAACTGTAGATACTAGATCACAGCAACGTATGAGTGCTAAACTAATAGAACTAGGATTATGGCCAAGCAGATAACTACAGAAGAAATAATAGCTAAATATCCAAAGATATTTCAGCCGTATAACGGTAATCCAGCTGGTTGTAACTGGCATGGTGTACCATCAGGTTGGTTATCAATCATAGATAAACTATGTGCTTGTATACAACACTACATTGACTTTCATGTATCGTATACAAAAGATGGACAGTATAAACCAGATCAAGTGACATGTTCTCAAATGAAAGAAAAGTTTGGAGGACTACGTTTCTATACAGATGGACATGATGAAGTGATAGAAGGTATGATATCAATGGCTGAACATTTATGTGACTACACTTGTCAAGACTGTGGATCAGAAGAAGACCTTGGTATAACAACAGGCTGGATAACTGTATTATGTAGAAGCTGTGCAATAGCTAATGGTGATAGAGCCATGGCTAATTGGAAATCTAAAACTTAAAGTTATGAACGGATTAGAGCAGATTGTATATAGTACCGCCACATGTAAAAAGTGTGGTGATGTATTAGTATCAATACACAGGCATGATTATGTTACATGTGGCTGTGATAACCAAACTATGTTAGATGGAGGTACAGCTTACCAACGTTATGGTGGTGTTGATCTTGATTTAGTAGATAGATCTGGTACTATATATCTTACAGATGGGTTTGAAAAATGTAGAACAGCTCCTATATGGGGCTCATACGGTATAAACGGTGATGAACCACGTAAATGGATGTCTGTATCAGAAATGAATGATGAGCATTTAGAAGCTGTCATTACAAAATTTGGAGATAGAATAGAAAAGTGGATGCTCACACTTATGTTACAAGAAGTAGAAAAAAGAGCTGAAGAATTAAATAACTCAATAAACTAAAAACATGGAACTAGAAAATATAATGGAAGAGTCAGTAAAAGTTATGGAGAATGATTTTTACAGTAAGAAGTTTTACTTCTCATACAGTAGTTTAAATAAACTATTATGGAACCCTGTAGTATTTCACAGTATGTATATACTTGGAATTAAAGAAGAAAGAGTAGACCAGCATCTGGTTCAAGGTAAGATTATACATGCACTTCTTTTAGAAGCAGAAAAGTTTAATGACCAGTTTATTGTTAGCCCAGGTAAATTACCAGGGGATGGCGTAAGAGCAGTAGTAGATAGAGTTTTTAACCACTTTAAAGAACTTTCTTTAAGCGGTGATACAAGAACTAATCTAGAACATTTTGATGGAGCTATACTTGATGTTATGAAAGATATGAATTACTTTCAAGCATTAAAGACCGACCAGCAACGTCTAGATAAAATTATATCTCCAGAAACTATAAACTATTGGGATTTCCTAAAAACTAAAGGTAATAAGACACTTATAGATCAAGAAACATTTGATTTCTGTAAGTCAGCGGTAGAGCTTGTTAAAGCTGATCAAAGTGTATGTAAACTTATAGGGTGTAATACAACTCAGTTTGACAATATAGAAGTTCATAATGAAATTCTTCTACAAGCTGAATCTACAACTAAACCTTTTGGTATTAAAGGAATAATTGATAACTTAGTAATCAATCATGATGAAAAAGTTATTTATATAAATGATGTTAAGACAACAAGTAAAGAGCTTAAAGACTTTCCTGAAACAATTGAGTTCTATTCTTACTGGTTACAAGCTGTAATGTATTGCAGTTTAGTAGCTAATACTTATAAGGAACTAATTGAAATAAATGGTTATGAGTTAAAGTTTAACTTTGTAGTTATAGATAAAATGTTCCAGACATATGCATTTGCTGTCTCAGAACCAACTTTAAAAGTTTGGCTAAATAGACTAAATGATACTATGGATAAAGCAGAGTGGCACTATGTGAATAAAAGATATGATCTTCCGTACGATTTTGCTACAGGATCAGTAACTTTGTAAACAAATAGTAGAAATGATAGAGAGCTTATATACTAAATACTTCCAAAAGTCTAGATCCTTTTTATTCCCTGCATTGGGAATAAAGAGGACTAGTAACTTTACACCTACAGGTGTCTACTTATCAATAGATGAGTGCATTGCACCTGAAGATGTGAAACTAATATGTAGTTACAAAAATGAAGATTCTGAAGGCTTTAAAAAGTTTGAAGCTCAGATGTTATTAAGTAACCCCTTATTTAGTCATATTATCAATATAGAAGGATATAATCTATATGTGTTTGATTTCGAAATATATCAAGCAGATTGGTTTAACTTTCTATTAGGTAAGTATTCTAAGCTCTCACCTGTACTTAAAAGGGCCATAAAAACATACTACGGAGACAACTCCAGTGAGTATAAGTACATAGAAACATACTTATTTCCAGAAAAGTATTTTGACGTCTACGCTAAAATACTAGATGTATCAGCAACTACCCTTAAAGAATTAGGTGAACTTTGTGATCCTTGTGACTTAGAAAAAGAAACTTTAAAAATTCCAGTAGTAGATTTGGATATGTTAAAGAAAACAGTGTAATTTTGTACTATAAAAAACAAACAATGAATAAATCAATGATTCTTATCACTGGAACATGGGCAAATGGTAAAACATTTAAGATGATTCCAGCTACACCAGACAGTCCTTACAACGAGGCCATTTTTGATCCTGAAGCTAAAGTGTTAGCTCTTATTGGTAAAGAGAAAAAACAGTCTTTACACATGTTAGCTAAGCTTAATGACTTTGGAGATCCACAAACAATGAAGATTGGTAAAAGATCTAATGGTAAAGACTACGCAGAAGAGCGTAAGACTATTGAGACTTACTATGAATACTACGTAGAGTCACCAGACGAGATTAAAAATATTATAAATATGCTAGCTTTAAACGCTGATAGTTTTGATTACAATCAATATCTAGAAGTTAAACCTAAAGCAGCAGAAAAACCAAGTAGTATTATTTCTGTTTAATTTGTTTTTTTTAGAGTTTAAGACGACCATTAAGAGGCAGTTATTCCATCTGCCTTTTTTTGGCTTCTTATTTTAGGGGGGACAGCTTAACTGAACAAGAACTATATGAGCGAAAAACAAATGACCCATTGGGTTATGGACTATGAAACACTTACTAATTGTTTCATAGCAGTATTCCAACACTATAAGGATGACTCTGTCAAACATCTATTTGTTATACACAAAGACAGAAATGATCTCCCTAAGTTTATAGCATTCTTAAACACATGTGTAGCTCAGAAGCAATATCATATATCTTATAACGGTATAGCTTTTGATGCTCAGATTAGCCAAACTATATTAGATAACCAGAAAAGGCTGCTACAGCTTAGCACTGATGCTGTTATCAAATATATCTATGACTATGCACAGAAGATTATAACCACCTCAGATAGAGGAGAATTTCCAGACTACCC